ATGGCAATGCTATACCGATAAAACTATGGGGTGGATTTACAAATATAATTGTAGACGATGGCAACTTTACTGGACAGTCAAGACTTATGGGAGAAGAAAATCCAACGGTATATTATTTAGCAGTAGAGTATCAGGACTTGGGGTCCGTAAGAAAGTTTTATTTATATATTAATAATCAAATAGTTGGTATTGTAGATGATGAAGCACCAACACCATTATATAACAATATGGCATTGTTTGTGCGTGGCGGGTCAAAGTGTATGTTTGAAAACATATATGCGCTTACAAATAACTATAGTCAAAACACTGTATTTGCATTAGATACTCCAGTCTCTGCAGCGTTTGGTGATAATGAAATTAACGCTAATGAATCATTTAGAAAATATGCAATGTCTGGAATAGTTCAATCAACATATCTTTCTGGCATAAGTCCAAGTCAGCCACCTAAATTTAATATTTACTTTGAAGAGTTTGGAAGTATTATGAGAGAGGCAGCATATTTAAAAATTAGATATGACAAAGCATATCCAGCATTGTATGCACAACTTTCTCCAACATTTAATAGAATAAAGGGATACACAGTTTCTGGCTTTAGAGCAGGTTCGTATGGAGCAGAGTTTTTAATATTTAACTCTACAGACACGGCAATTAATTTAGATGAAACTAGTGGAAACTATTTGAGAATACAGGGTATAACATTTACTCAGCAATCAGAAAATGAATTAACTGTAGACAACTATTTTACTAAAAATAGTAATTTTTCTGATCCAGAAATAGGCAAAAATGGATTGATAGTGTCTCCAATAAAATCTCAGCAAGACTATGATAAAATTAAAACAAGCAGACTGACATATGGCAAAAAAGAATTTTCTATAGATCCACCATACATTCAGTCTGAAGATGATGCAAAAGATTTAATGTCATGGATTATTCAAAAAATTATGAAGCCTAGAAAGAGTATAGGAATAAAAGTATTTAGTTTGCCAATAATACAATTAGGCGATATTGTAAACATAGAATATAAAAACGAAAATAACTTAGACGTTGTTGCATCATCTACATCTAAGTTTGTTGTGTATAATATAGACTATCAAAAGGATATAGGTGGACCCACTATGACCCTATATTTAAGTGAGGTGTAAAATGGTATATTTTACTGGAAATGGAAAAATTGTTTATGATGATTATCCAATTGCTCCCACCCATGAAGAAAAGATGTCTTGGAAAAATGGTAGTGCAAAAAGGCTTACAGATGCCTCTCAACTTGAAGATTTTGCAAATTATATTTCTGGGCTAAATGCTATCCCAGACGATCCAACAGTCTTATACCCCAATGGCAACGTTGATGGGGATGTTAAGCCAGCAACCACTGACTTGATCTTATTTAAAGATGACACTCTTCCTGTAGATATAATGACAGACCTTATATTTGAAAATATAGGTGGACAAGAATTAATCAATATTGTAAGATCAGATTTAGTCAATGGACAAAACACTTTATATCAGCCAATCAAAAATCTTAGTAACGTATACTTTCAGTATAACCCACAAAATATTTTAGGATTACAAGATATAGATTCAAACTACTTTAAGCAATTTCCTATTAATTTTTCTAGCAAAATACCAGAATGTGGTACTGGGCCAGACTGCTCTATAGTGTATATTGATGAAGTAACAGGAGATTTAGTGATTAATGTTATTAATTTAGCAAAAGATGAACAGGTTGAGATATCTATTATATCGGATGGGGTAGTATTAGATGATACAATATACGAGGTGTAAATATGATTACTAACATTGGAAAAGGCATTTTAGCCAAATATCTTATAGGGCAGGCTCCTGCTTATGCTTCCTATATTGCTATAGGATGCGGAGCAAAGCCATTAGGTACAGCGCAGCAGTTTGGAGATTACTCAAATAAAGAGAGCCTAGACTTTGAAATGTTTAGGGTGCCCATTATTTCAAGAGGATATGTAAACGATGGCGGTATAGAAAAAATTGTATTAACTGCAGAACTTCCAACCGATGAAAGGTATGAGATTTCTGAAGTAGGAGTATACTCTGCTGGAGCAAACCCATCTGCTGGAGCCTATGACTCTAGATCTCTGTTTGCATTTACTGTTAACGAAAACTGGGAATACCATGATCAAACATCATCAACTAAGTTAAATGTTATTTATGAACCACTAGGAGAAAATAACACGATAGATCAGCCATATAAAGGTTTTCAGACAAACTCAGATAATGTTATTTTTACTGACTCAAATAGAGCATCTAGGTACGAAAGATGTAGGTTTTTTAATAACGTTGTTATGATGAGGGGAGATTCAGCAAATCTTTCTGTAGTAGACAATCATATAGAAATAGGCTCTAATTCAGACCATATACATTTACTTGGAACATCTTTAGATTTTAATAAAAATATTCCAACAGATCAAATTAAGTTGGCCTTTAGTGTAATCAACAAAGATCCAGATCCATCCATAGTTCCCGATGAAGTAAGAATTTTATTAGAGTTTGCAGAAACAGACACATCTGGCACTGGACAGTGGGCTAGATTTGAAGTAATTATGAATGCAAATGATTATGACTTTGCAAATAATAGATATTATGTAGCAACAAAAGAACTACAAGAGTTGTATAAGAGCACAGGATTCACGTGGAACAATGTTACTATTGTAAAAATATATACAACCGTTATCAATAATAATGTACCGTCATCAGATTTTTATATAGGACTAGATGCTATTAGGTTTGAAAATATATCCACAACAAATCCTATTTATGGATTAACTGGATATACAGTTTTAAAAAATTCAAATGCAGCAACTGTGGTTAAGGCAGCCAATACAACAAACTATATAGAGTTTAGATTCGCTATGGATGTGCAATAGTGGCTAATCCAGACCAAGGTGTAAAAAAAATAATTATACCAAAATCCAAACTTCCTGGATTTTTTGGAGAGAACAAGCAATATGTTTTACGTTATAGATTTATATCTGAAGATAAAAATAGAACATCACACTGGTCCCCACTTTATAAGATAATTGCAGAGGATACCCCTAATGAAATATTAAATAGTATGATTATTGATACTACAAATAAAATAATAAATATAACATGGGAGCCACAAGAAAACATCGAGGAGTATTTTATATATGTAAAGTGGAATAATTCTGGATGGCAATATTATGCTAAAACATCACAGACAAATTATTCTATAGTTTATGGATTGGGTAAAGAGTATGTTCATATAGCGGTACAACCTAAAACTATTCCTTTAGAAAGATTTGCAGATGCTATATTATTTGAAAACGAGGGCAGTCTGATATAATTAGACAGGAGGAAAAATGGCAAAAATACCACTACCAGAATTAGGTCAACCACTTGATGTATCGTATATTTATCAAATTGCTAATGCAATTAATGAGTTATCACTTCAGGTTTCACCAGCAATATATAAATATGTTACAGTAGATGTACCTAATGGTGTTTCGCAAAATGCCAAGGCATCTGAAACTAGAATCATTGCTGGATATACAGATGTAGTTAAAAGTTCTAACCAAAGCGTGGGAAGCCAGCAACCATTCTCATATAGTTTTGCAGCAGACTTTAAGTTTGCTCCCATAGTTACAGCAACGCCGATTAATATCGGAGGAACTGAAGCAGGTAAAAATGTTTCTGTTGTTATAAAAAGCATTACAACATCCAAGGTTGACGGCGTTGTTAATTTTAATTCAGGTGGAGATGTCTCTATCGGCGTTAATTTAATTATCGTCGGCATTCCTAATTAATGATTAGATGTAAAAAATGTTCAAGATATATGATGGTAGACAGAGTTTACAACTCTTTATCTCATATAGAAATATATTGTTTTACTTGTGGATCAAGAAGATTTTTTCACCCACCATCTGAAACAGAGGAAGGTAGATGGCTATTAAAAAGGGAATTAGAACGAGCGAAGAATACAATCTCTCTCCTGTAATTAATGGAAGTAAAAAGATCTGGTTTTTAAATAAAGATTTAGTTAGAGTAATACATTCCAACAGATCAAATGGAATAATGTCAATTTATAATATAACAAAAGATAAGGTTGAAAGTTGCCTGATAAATGATTTTAAAAGTAAAAGAGAAAGGGCATACACTATATCAGAAACTGCAGATCTTGTCAATAGGCACAGGAAATATATGCCAACACTCATGAAGCGTGGAATAATTCCATTACCAATAGGTTCACAAAAAGGCGGAATTCGTGGATGGCAAATTAGATCGTATTACTCTGAATCGCAAGTAAAGGAGATTCGTGATATACTGGCTACGTACCACATTGGTAGACCAAGGAAAGACAATTTAATAACAAATGATATTACACCTACAAAGGCTGAGTTGACTCGCAGAATGGGTGATGGTATACTTACATATACAAAGACTGAAGATGGTAGGTTTATACCTATTTGGTCTGAATCAATATAATCGAAGGGTATGAAATGGAAGACACTAAAGTATCAGTAACACTTGGATACACGTTGAATCTTGGAAACTTTCAGTCTTTAAGACTAGACTTGGGAGTAGTAGATGCAAAGCGTGATGGAGAAAATACAGATCAAGCATTTGAGCGTGTATATAAGTTTGTTGAAGATAAACTGGCAGCAAAGATAGCAGAAGCAAAGGTTGAACTAGAAGAAAGCAATTAGTGTGACAGACAAACAGAAGCGACTGGCTCTGTTAAGTAGGTTTGATAAACACTATAAGTTTAAACTAGGACAGAAGCCACAATATAACAAGTGGGTTGAGCAGTGGTCTGCTGATGCACTCATAGAATCTTACGGTATTGAGGTTTGCTATGAATTGCTAGAATATTATTTTGATGTAACAGAAAATCCTACATGGAATCATTTTTCATATATTGCTCATGATATACTGGAAGCAAAGCATCAACAGATTAAAGATTTAGAAGACAGATTAGAGCGTAGGGCAAAGGCTAAGGAGTGGTTGAGTGAATAGTACAAAACAAAGATCTTTAGCAAAATCAATTACATGGAGATTGATAGCAGTATTTAGTACTTTTGCTATTATTTATTTTATGACAGGCGACACCATGTTTGCTACATCTGTTACTATTGTGTCAAATGTTATTAACTTTATTTTATATTATATTCATGAAAGAGTATGGCTAACCGTTAAATGGGGTAGATCATGAATAATACAGAATCAAAATTAATCTCAGCCGTATTAAAAGATAAGCAGGCCCATGTTTTATTACAGGCCAACGTTGAAAATATATTAACAACTCATGTAGATGTTTGGCAGTTTATTAGAAAGTACTACGAGGCTAATTCCACAGTTCCACCAACAGAGTTGGTTGTAGAAAAATTTAGAGACTTTGAGCCTATTGGCGGTGTTGGAACTACTAAGCATCACCTTGAAGAATTACAGGCAGAGTATCTAACAAATAGTTTAAAGGATATCATTAGATCTGCTGCAACAGACGTACAAGGAGGACAAGGACTTGATGCGCTTGAATCGCTAATTACAAAGACAGCAGAACTTAGAAAAAATACAGCAGCAATTCGTGATATTGATGTTACAGATTTAGATTCTGC